CTTAAACTTTCTAATTACCGAGTGGGCCAATCGAGGGATCAATCTTTGGACCGTTGAGCAAGGGCAGATTCCGTTAGTGCAAGGGACGATTACTTATGATCTACCTAATGATACCGTTGATCTTCTTGAGCATGTTATTCGTACTAGTCCCGGACAAGTTGCTAATCAGACAGATATCAATATTAGCCGGATAAGTGTTTCAACATATTCGACCATCCCAAACAAATTAACACAAGGTCGTCCAATTCAGGTGTGGGTTAACCGCCGTTCTGGACAGACTTCTGACCTATTAGGCGCAACTCCAGCGGTGCCGCAAATCAATGTGTGGCCGTCGCCTGATCAGGGAAGTTTAGCTAGTCCGTATTATTACTTTGTCTACTGGCGTCTACGGCGCATGGTAGACGCTGGTACGGGTGTAAATGTTGAAGATATACCTTTTCGTTTTCAAAACTGTATGGTGGCGGGGTTGGCTTACATGATTTCGATGAAGCTGCCGGATGTTGATCCAAATCGTATTGCAATGTTGAAGATGCAGTATGACGAGGCTTGGGATCTTGCTTCTGCGGAGGATCGGGAAAAAGCGCCGGATCGGTTTGTTCCGCGCACGCTGTTTTATCGGTGAGGCGCTAAATGCCTTCGAAGTATTCATCCGGTAAACACTCGATTGCGGAATGTGATCGTTGTGGATTTAGGTACAAGCTAAAAGAGTTACGCAAACTAACAATCAAAACCAAACAGGTATCGATTAAAGTTTGCAAGAATTGTTGGGAACCAGACCAACCTCAACTGTCGCTGGGTCTGTATCCGGTGAATGATCCGCAGGCGGTGAGGGAACCACGGCCTGATGTGAGTTACCAACAGTCTGGCTATAGTGGTTTGCAGACATCGGTTAATACAGGTACTGCATCAGATGAAAACGGGTATCCAGAAGGTGGTAGCCGGGTGTTTCAGTGGGGTTGGAGACCTGTGGGTGGCGCAAGCGGGAATGATGCTGGGTTAACACCTAACGCTTTAGCCCCTAGGGGTATAGTAGGTAGTGTGACAATTACTTAGGAGTAGATATGAAACACGAAGACATTAAAGAAGATAAGCCAGCAATCAAGAAAATTGCTAAGGCAGAGGTCAAGGCCCACGAGAAACGGATGCACAAAGGTATGGCTAAAGGTGGCGTGACAGGCATGGCGATGAAAAAGATGGGTCGCAACATGGCACGCGCTATGAACCAGCGCGGCGGTGGTCGGGGCCGATAATGGCTAAATACTCACACAAGCAGGGCGGCAAAGAAACAGGCCAAGCTGCTGTTTATGCGGAGCCACATACTATGGACGGTAAAAAGACTAAAGCGGTTGTACCAGAAAAGACTGGTGCGGCTTGCATGAATGAAATGAATATTGCAGGTGGTGTCCTTAGCAAAGGTAACTATAAGGAAACCAAGACCACCGGTATTAAAATCCGTGGTACTGGCGCAGCAACTAAAGGCACAATGGCTCGCGGTCCGATGGGTTAATCATGACGTACAACGAACTGTTCATTGCTGTTAAGAACTACCTGCAAAACGACTTCCCCACAAATACGTGGACGGACGTAGCAGGTACAGGCACGACCACGTCTGACGGCACTGAGCAGATCAATGGGTTTATTACGCAAGCTGAAGAGCGCATATATAACAGCGTTCAGATTCCGCCCCTGCGCAAGAACGTCACAGGCTTGACTACATCAGGTAACAAGTACTTGTCCTGCCCATCCGACTTTATGTCGGTTTTTTCTATGGCGGTGATTGACAGTAACAACTACGAGTACCTGCTAAACAAGGATGTGAACTTCATTCGCGCAGCGTATCCTAACCCTAACGACACCGGACTGCCCCAGTACTACGCCTTGTTTGGCCCCACCGTTGTGACTAGCGTTATTACGGACGAGTTGAGCTTTATTCTTGGCCCCACCCCCGATGACGCTTACACCGTAGAGTTGCACTACTACGCTTACCCAGAGTCAATCACGGTAGCTGCTGATGGGCGCACATGGCTTGGCGACAACTACTCGCCGGTTCTGTTGTACGGCGCAATACTGGAAGCGTATGTGTTTCTAAAGGGTGAAGTTGACGTGATGGCGACGTACAAGGCTAAGTACGACGAAGCTATAGCTCAGTTGAACCGTCTGGGTACAGGTCTTGAGCGTGGCGATGCGTACCGTGATGGTCAGGCTAAGATTAAGGTGAATCCGTAATGGCAATCCAACAGGGCCTTACAAACAGCTTTAAACAAGAGATGCTCCAAGCAGGGCAGAACTTGGCGACGGATACGTTGAAAATGGCGCTTTACACAGCGCTTTCCGATATTGGCCCGCTGACTACAGTTTATACAGCGACTAATGAAGTAACGGGTACAGGCTATGTGGCAGGTGGAGTTGCAGTGACTGGAGCAACGATCAGTACACAAACGACTGGTCCCAACGCAGGCACGGTATATGTGGATTTTGCTGATGTGTCTTGGCCCGGAGCTAACTTTATTGCTCGTGGCGCTTTGATCTATAACGTAACTCGTAGCAACAAATCAGTTTTGGTTTTGGACTTTGGTTCGGACAAGACGTTTACTTCGACCAACAATACCGTCACGATGCCTGTTAATTCAGCGACGACGGCGCTAATTCGTTTTCCTTGAGAGGTAGTCATGAGCACAAAAGAGAAATCCAACGTAGCTGATAGCGTGGATGCTACGGTCATCACAAACAAAGGACTGCGCGAAGGTCTGGGCGCATCTGGCGTATATACCGTGGTATGTATCGGCGCTGACGGTGTTGAGAAGTGGCGTGATACGTTCCCCAATCTGGTCGTCAACTCTGGCTTGCAGTTGATGAACAACACCTTCTTTGCTGGCACTACCTACACCGCCGTCTGGTATCTGGGCTTGATTACCGGTCCCGGATCAGGCACATCGTTTAGCGCAACAGACACCATGTCTTCGCACCTTGGTTGGACGGAAGATACAACTTACTCCAACGCCAACCGCCCAACAGTAACGTTTGGTACCGCTACGCTGGCTGATCCCTCGGTGATTGCAACGACTGCAACTTCGTTCTCGATCAACGGTGCGACAACTGTGGCTGGCGCGTTTCTGACGACTGACAACACCAAGGGCGGCACAACTGGTACGCTGTTCTCAGCAAGTGACTTTACTGGCGGCGACCGTATCTTGGCCTCTGGCGATACACTGAATGTGACGTACACCTTCACTCTGGAAGCACCGTAATGGGAGTAGGGCATGGCGCTTGTTCTTGCAGATCGCGTTAGAGAGACCACGACCACAACCGGTAACGGCACAATCACGCTGGCTGGGGCAGTCGTTGGCTTTCAGTCTTTTGCCGCTGTTGGCAACGGCAACGTCACCTATTACACCATCGCAGGTCAGGGCACTTCCGAGTGGGAAGTGGGCATCGGCACATACACATCATCGGGTACAACACTAAGCAGGGACACAGTCCTGTCTTCCTCGAACTCGGGATCGTTGGTGACTTTCTCTGCGGGAACCAAGGATGTGTTTGTGGTGTATCCGTCCGAACGTGCTGTCTATTACGACGCTGCTAACGTGGCTCCGTTTGACCCTGCTGGTACAGCGGTTGCGATGGCGATTGCGCTAGGATAAATAATGGCTAATACATTCAAAAACTCCTTTGTAAAAAACGTAGGCACATCAGCGTCAACGGTTTACACCTGTCCGGCTGCAACACAAACTACACTGATCGGGCTTTCGGTTGCCAACACTTCAGCTTCGCCTATCACAACGGATGCGTACATTACTTCGGGCGGCACGGATTACTACCTAATCAAGTCTGGTGTCGTGCCAGTTGGCGGCTCCTTGGTAATTGTGGGCGGTGAGCAGAAGGTTGTACTGGAAGTTGGTGATGCGCTGAAAGTGTTGACTAGTGCTGCTTCATCGGCAGACTGCGTGGCGAGTTATCTGGAGATCACCTGATGAGTTACATCGGCTCCACCCCCACGACACAGAGCTTCATTGCTGGGACGGACTCGTTCAATGGTACGGGTTCGCAGACGAACTTCACGCTCTCGCGTTTCGTCAACTCGGTCAACGACATTCAAGTCGTGGTCAACAACGTGGTGCAG